GCATAGTCCGCTCTGGCCCTTTCTTTTGCGTATTCATGTGCCAGAAGGTCATTTTCTATGTTCAACTCGTTTTCTCTTTTTGCAAATTCCAACGTGATCTCATCCAGCATCTGCTGCCGTTCCATCTTCAGCCGCTGGCGCTCCGCTCTTAACCTCCGCTCATACTCCTCCCTGTTGAAGGTCAGAAACTCGTTCATGTCTCCTACGTTTTTCAGTTCACGCTGTCCCGCTCCCGGGTTTTCTTCCGCATAGCGGTTTACCGTCTGATTCCGGCTGTTCTCATACATCCTCCGGTTGAACTCCCGGTTCTGCTCCTTCTGCACCTTCCGCAGGTCCTTCAGCGCCTGCTCCGCGTTCTCCTCGCCCACGGCAGCAGCCACAGCCTGACGCTGCCAGCGCTGGAACCCGTCAAAGATGGCCTGTGCATCGGTCATCTCCGGCACGTTCAGGATATCACCCAGCATCCGGTCGGCCAGCTCCACTTTGGCATCCTCGTACTCGGCAGCATCTGCAAAGCGGCTCATCATCCTGGGCTTGATGGCATCGTGCACGTTCATCAGCACATCCAGCCACTCGGTGCTCTCCATGCTGGCCGCGCCGTCCACGCCCGCTGCCTTGGCCGCGCCCCGGAACAATTCCGCTGCGCCCTGCTTTGTGCCGCCCATGGCCCGGGTGTCGTTGACGATGGCTTCATACACTTCCGCCGGGTTGCCGTCCCGCACACCCTCTGCCTGCCGCAGCTTCACACCGTGCCGCCGGGCCTCCGCCACCGCTTCGCTCCACGTCCCGTACCGCTTCACCAGCTCCGCCTTGGCCGGGCCGTCCTTGTTCACCGTGTAGCTCAGGTCGTGGTATTCCGGGTACTCGTCCCACAGCTCGGTGTTCCGGTAGGTCGCCCCGCTCAGAATCTCATCTGCAATGGTCTCAGACAGCGCACTGGCCTTGCTCATGCTGGCCCCGTCCGCCGTCATGTACTCCACCAGCGCCCGGGTCTCTCCGGCAATCTTCGTCCGGTCGGCCCTGCTGCCGTTTGCCTTTGTCCACCGCACCGCCAGCCCGTCAATGGAATCCTGGCTGATCCGCACACCGTGGGTCACACCCATCATCTGGGCCAGCGTTTCCATCGCCGCGCTGTTGTCCGCAATGGCCCGGCTTGCCTGCCGCTGGGTGTTCTTCCGCGCGTCCCGTTCCGCCTGTTCGGCTTTGGCCGCCAGCTGGTACCGGAATCGTGCCAGGCTGCTCTCTGCGGGCAGCTCACCTGTCTTGTAATAGTCCCTGATCTCCCGCACAACACGGTCAGCATCAATGCGGCCGCTGTACTCCTTGCTGGCTGCAACCCTGCCGTCGGTGGTGGAAATATCCAGCGTGAACTTTCTCTGTTCACTGCCCAGGCTTCCCACCATCTCACGGATCTGTTCCAGCTGTGCAGCGGTCGGGGCTTTGTCTGCGGCCAGGTCAACACCCGGAGCTTCCGCCATCACCCGCACATTACCGTCTGCCAGGAACTTGTTCAGTGCGTCCGTCCCTTCCGATACTTCCGCCGGGCCGAACACACTCATAATTTCCCGATGGTCGGTGTCACGGGTCTTATCATTCCGGGCAAAATCCAGCATCTGCCCATCCGGCAGGATGTATCCGGCCCGTTCAAATTCACTCGTCGTGCCAAACTGCTCCACGGCCAGCTGACGGCGATACTTCGCCGCACCGCCTGCTTCCTTTGCTTTGGCATCATAGACAGCCTGCTGTTTCTGCTTCTGTTCATTTCTCTGGGTTTCCAGCTTGGCATTGGCTTCCCGCAGTGCATTATTCACTTCACCGATTCGGTTTTCAAGCTCTGCACCACGCTGGTTAAAGTCCTTTCGCTTTGCAAGATACGCCTGGTATTCTTCACTGGCCTTAAACTCCTTTGCCTCGGCAGAGAACAAACCCAGAGATTTTCTCTTCGCTTCAATCTCCTTTACCTCGGCGCTTTTCAGCCAGTTTGTTCGCTCTGTTTTCAGGGCGTTTTGCTGGTGTTCCAGTTCCCGACTTTCTTTTTGAAGTGCCGCCAATTCATCCACGGTTCCAGCAGAGCCGTCACTCAGCTGGAACCGCACCGATTTCTTCACAGGTTCGCTGTTTCCCTTGCTTTCGGCATTTTCTTGTGCTATACTGTTTTTAGCAGGAAAGCTCGGGCGTTCACCGCCCTCCCCGGTTTTGAGTACCGTGTCAGCGCTTTCCTGATAAATAGAACCCTCCGACCCTCTGCTCCCCGAATCTTCGGATTCCATGTGGGCTTTGCCGGAGGGTTCCGTAAAACCTCCTTGCAGACTACTCCTTGAATCTTTGGATTCTACGTGGGTACGCATGGAGGTTTTATTATTTGTAGATTTTATATCTACAATATCATAGAAAATCTCCCGGTCATTTGCTTTGAAGGCAGTCAGAACATCAGCTTCATAGGCATTCTGCCCAACCACAATTTTGATTTTTCCACGGTTGAATGCTTCCGCATTCTTGTGGTTTGCAGGTTCTCTGTAGACTTCATCTGCGGTTTTAATAATTTCATCCAGATTTGCAGCCATCCGCATTTTATCTGCATACGTTTCTTCGTTCGTTCTCTGAAGCGCCATTGTAGATTTAGAACGGACAAACTCACTTCTTCCATCTTTATGGTTCAAAATTGTCCAGCCGTTCCGCTCAAAGCCATTCGGATACCGTTCTTTGATGGCCTGCTTCACTACGGTTTTCCAATCTTCCTGTGGAACACCGTTCAGGATATCTTCATCAATTTTGATGTAGCTCTCTCCGTCGGCATCCTTCTGGATCGAAAAACGAATATTGCGTCCTTCCGCCGCGCTCTCTGTCTTGAGGGCAGCGGCGTTTTCTTTTGCACTGCGCAGGTTGTCCATCGCTTTTTCAGCGTGGGCAAAGTATTCGTCCTGCAAAATTCTGCGCTCGTTCTCGGCCAGGCGCTGGGCCTTCAGGGCCGCCCGGTTGTCTGGGTCAAGGGTCAGCACTTCCTTGGCCCGGCTGATGATGCCGCCCAGCATCTCCTTCACCCGGTTCATCACGGTGCGGATGGTTCCGGCCCTGCCGCTGTTCTTCTCGGCCTGCCCGCGCTGGAACTCTACCCAGCGCTTGAAATCGGATTCATTGGAGAAGATGCCCCGCCAGGCATCGCCCACCAGCTCCTCGGCAGCTTCCTCATAGGTCAGGTTCTGCTGTGCATAGTCGGTCATCTTCTCCCGGATCATCTCGTCCACGGTCTCAAAGCCGCTGCTCCTGGCCAGATACAGCAGGGCATGGTCCTGCAAAGTCTTTGCTCCCTCGCTGTCCAGTGCGTTGTACCAGTGGTAGTCCTCGTGCAGCACCGTGCCGAACGTATCCTGTGCGCTGTCCCCAAAGAAGATCCGGGCCGTCTCCGTGTCCACATAGGCCCGCACCCGGCTGTCTGCCTGTCCCGCACCGTTCTGCAGCACGTTTTTCAGAACCGCCGTGGTGCCGGTTGCCGCCGCGTTCAGCTCGATCACCTGGCTTCCAGCGTCGTTCGCGTTGCGCAGGGTTCCCTTGTAGATGGTCTCACCCCTGCCCGTCAGGCTCTGTTCCGTCAGAGTGCTGCCCAGCTGGCTCTTGGCCCACCGGGTCTCTGCCGCATCCCTGCCGTAGGTGTAGGCGATCTCCAGCGCGTTCCGGCCCTTGAGGTTGCCCAGCACATAGTTCACGTTGGCCGCCATGCCGCTGCCGGTGCCCGCCAGCTCCAGCGCCTGGTCAAAGGTCTTCACGTCCTCTATCTGGCCCAGCCGGTACAGAGTGGATGCTGCCGCCGCATAGCGGTCACTGTCCACGCCTTCCGGCTGTTTCCGGCTGATCTCCTGCGCTGCCTTTTCGCCCACCTTCCAGCTCCGCAGCACCTGCTCCGTCCGGGCCTGCTTCTGGCCCTCCGTCCTCGGTGCTTCCATGCCGTAGGTCTCCCGCATCGGGCTGCTGCCTGCTTCACCCAGAGCACTTTCTTCCGTGGTCGCCGCCTGCATGACCGCCTGCTGAGGAACATTTACAATGCCGTCGTCCTCCACCGCCTTCCGTCCAGTACGGCCTTCAGCGTCCAACTCAGAGCTGCCCAACATGCCAAGGGCTCGCCCTTCGGGAGCGCTGGCGGCGCTCTGCGCCGACTGAGAGGGTGAGCCCGCTTCTCTCGAACTTTCCACCATTTCCCCAGCGTTCTCAACAGCATTCTGCTGGCTGCGCTGTGCCGCCACTTCCCGCAGCATCCGCCGGGTAGCCGCAGCCGTGCTCGGCAACTTCACCCCATAGGCTTCCTCAAAAGCCGCGCGGTTTGCCTCGTTTCCGGCCTCCGGGGTGAACAGCCTGATGGTCTTGCCTGTCAGGCTGTCACCGGCCGCCGCTTCTGCAAACGTCTGCACAGCCAAGTTGTCCGATATGGCAGCAGTTTCCGCACTGTTGCCCTCAGCCGCTTGGTTCGCAGCTGTTTCCGTCTGTGCCTGCAACGTGAGCTTGGCTAACGGGTTGCGGCTCCCAGCGTCCCCTTCGGGCAAAGCATTGCCCTCGTGTCCTGCTGGCCGCTGCCCCAACAACTCCTCCCTGTTTCCGCCACTGGCGGCGGTCGTCGTCGTTGCCCCACTAGGGGAGCTGTCACGCAAAGCGTGACTGAGAGGTTCTTCCCCGTCCACCTCCCCCGGTTCCCGCGCCAGCTCCTCCCGGCGCTGGTGTTCCTTCAGCGCCTGCTCGTATTCGTCCTGAGCGGCATACCGCTCCACGTTGCCCCGCAGGCTGGAATCTCCCGCGTTCATCTTGGAAAGCCCTGTGCCCACAGCGCCGCCCAGCGCGCCGGACGCACCGCCGGTCAGCCCCGCTTCCAGCGCCTGAACCAGCGTGTCCGTGGTAAACATGGTCTGGGCAGCTTCGCTGTCTCCCAGGGCCGCATCAATGGCCTTGTCGGCGTAGGTCTCCACAAAGGCCTGCATGGCGTTGTCAATGCCGCCGGAAATGGCGTTGGCAACTGCCGGATGTGCCGCCGCAAAGGCCGAATCTCCAGCCAGCGCCCGGATCTTGTCCGCCACAGCACCCGCCACAGAATTTCTGGCGTAGTCCGCGCCCATGGTTCTTGCCAGATCAGCCGCACCCACGCTGTTGATGGCCCATCCTGCGCCAAACTTGGCCACACCGCCCGCCAGCGCCTTGCCTGCGCTTTCGCCCTTGGCCGCGCTCTTGCCCATGGCATCCGCAGCGCCCTGGGCACTCAGCACCGGCAGCACCGCCGCCGGGTTGATGGCAGCCACGGCAAGGTTCTCAGCCGCGCTGGTCGCCACGCCCTGCACGGTCCGCTGCACATCGGTCAGGCCGCTCTGGGCCGCGCCCGTCAGCTGCTGGCCCCGGTTGTACAGCTGGTAGCCCACGCTCTTCTCCGTGTCGATGCCACCCTTTGCTTCCGTTCCGGCAATGCGGCTGCGCATGTCCTCGATCTCCTGCCGGGTAAATCCCTGCTGCAACAGGTCGCCGGTGCTGTACTTGGGCTGGTAGTCCATGTCAGTTTCCATCAGCTGGTCATACAGGTTCTTCTCGCGGGGGTTCCGGGCAAGCTCTGCTTCCAGTGCTTTCCGGTTCTCGCTGCTCTGCCGGATGTTCTTTCCGGCCTGCGCCAGGTACTCCGCACCCAGCAGCGGAGCCGCTGCCACCGTGTCCGCAACGCCGCCCACGGTGTTTGCCGTCCGCCGGGCCAGCTGCTTCCACTCCGGGATTTCTTCCATAGTATCCAGATACTCCCTGGCCTGCCGGATCTCCGTGTCCGTGTACCCCAGCTTTTTCAGGTCCGCCGTGCTGTAGGTGTTGCCCACCTTCCCCTTGATTCCCGTAGTGCGGAAGGGGTCGATGCTACCATCCCCGGCGCTGGCCCCGTTTCTGCTGGTGCCGGTCTCGGCATAGCTTGTATAATTGCTCTTCTTTTCCAGCATCTTGTTCACAAGCTCCTGATTCCGAGGCTGGTCAAACCACTGGTTGGCCTGGTCAAAGTCGTCCGGCTGGCTGTACTCCGCATAGCTGTTCTTCAGCTTCTGGGCCTGCTGTCCGTACCACGTTCCCAGAGTATTCCCCGCCGGGCTCACTGTCACCTTCTGCCGGTTCAGCTCGTCGCTCCGGCTGTCCATGGCATCCGCAAAGCCCAGGTTGTTCCTTGTCCGGTAATCCTCCAGCGCCGTGGAATACAGGTCGGTGCCCTCAGCCGCAGCCACCCCCTTGGCTCCCCTACCAGGGGAGCTGGTACGCAGTGCCCGAACCCGTTCTGCCGTCCACTTGCCGCTTTCCTCATCCTTTTTTGCCGTTTCAGAGGGGTTGCTTTCCCGCAAAGCCCGAACTTTCTCCGCTGTCCATGCCATTATTCCACACCTGCCTTTTCCAATGCGTCCGAGATTTCTTTGTCACTGTATCCGTTCTGGCTCATAATGTTTGTAATTGCCCAGGCGCTGTAGCCACGCTTTGCATACCTCTGGGCCAGAAGTGTGCCGGTGTCACTGCTCTGCGCCGTACTCTTACCCGTGCTTTCTGTGTTCTTCGTCTCCGGCACCGGATAACCAGCATCTGCAAGGATACCGTCATACCACGTCGTATCCCCACCCTTTGCAGCAACACTTTCGCGGTCTTTCATCAGGTTGCGCAGTTCGCTTTTCGACCACTCGCTGCTCTGGCGGTAATAGCCTCTCGACCCGCCGGAACCGGTCGCTGCTCTCTTTGCCAGCGCCGCCGAGAGTGCTCTCTGGGTCAGGGTGTTGTAGTCGCCCGCCGCATTGGTGTCCATGCCGTACATCTTCAGCAGGTTGGCCGCCGCTTCCTGATTTCCGCTTGCCACCAGAGAAGCCGCGGTGCTCAGAACACCTGCCTGATCGTCCCGGGTCACCGGTGCGCCGTTGTAGTTGGCAAAAGCGTTTGCGTTCAGGCCATACCGGTTCAGCACGTCGCTGGCCGCATCCCCGGCTCCCTGGGTGTACAGGTTGAACGCCTGCTGGTAGGCGTTCAGGGCATCGCTCTGGTCGGTGCGGTTCTTGTTGTACTCCCACTGTTCCCGGGCAAAGTCATTTTCCCACTGCTGCTGGGTGTACCCCTTGTACCCATCGTAGGCTGTCAGGGCCGCCGAGCCGATGTTCTTTACCGTGTTCCAGAGGTTGTTCCAGTAATTGTCGTTCTCGTTCCGGGCCTGTTCGCTCTGGTTGGCAAGGAAATTCTGCCACGCCGTGTGGCTGGCAAAGTTGCTGCCGTAGGCACTGCGGTCCAGCGCCTCGGTGTTGGCCATGCCGGAAAGGGCACTCAGCAGGTCGTTCTGCTGGTTCTGGTATTCGCTCAGCGCCTGGCCTCTCAGGCCGGGTACCGCATTGTCAATGCCGCTCAGCGCCTGCTGCTGGCCCTGCTTTGCCACGCTGTCGGCGTAGCTGCTGCCATACCCGCCCGCCAGCATCGCCGCGTTGGCCTGGGCGTTCTCCGCGCTGGCGGCAGCATTGGCCTGGGCCTGGGCGCGGTACTGCTGGTAGGCTTTGCTGCCGGTGTCCCAGTCGAACCCGCTGCCGATCTGCCCGGTCAGGCTGTCCATTGCGTCCTTGTTCCGGCTCACATAGTCCGCCGGGCGGTTGGCATTCCATTCCCGCTCTTCCTGTTCCGCCTGGTTCTTTCTCCGTAAGGTATCAAATAACATGTCGTTCTCCTTTTCTTCTGCCACACACCGGTCTTCAGATCACGGCAAACGCTTTCAGCACCCACGGCAGCAGCTGTGCGCCGACCTGCAAAACGTTCCCCCAGAAGTTGGTGTTGTTCGCATCCTTCTTCTGGTTGGCCCCCACCGCGTTGGCATATTCGGTCTGGGCACTGTTCAGCTGACCATAGTAATTGTTCAGGCGGGTGTTGTAAGCATCCTGCGCCAGCTTTTCCTGCTGCTGCAAAGAGCTCAGCCGGTTGCTCAGATCACTCTTCTTGGTGGCATATTCGTTGTAGGCCTGGCTGTATAAGCTGTCTGCCACGTCCGAAAGCCCGTTCATGGTGCTCTGGTAGGCCGTCTGCCCGCTGGAAGTGCCCCAGCTGTTGCCGTAGCCGCCGCTGCGGGCCGAAGAATTGGCGGCAGCGTTCTCGCTGGCCAGCTCCGCACCCCGGGTGTACTGGTTCTTGTACTGCTGGTAAGCCGCGTCCTTGGTGTAGTCGTAAGAAAAGCCGTCCCGGTTCATCTTGTCCAGCTGGCTCTGCGTGCCGCTGATCTGGCTGCCGTACTCGCTCTGATACTCTCCGGGCTTCTGTCCTTTGATGTAATCCAGATTGTTCTTTGCCGTGGTCACCCGGTCGTTGCTCTGGGCGTACTGGTAGCTGTTGGAATCGTTCTTTCTGGTTCCAAACACGCCGGTGCCCGCATTCTTTTCGCTGTTGCCGGTAATGCTGTCATACACATCACCTACCATCAGCCCCACATTGTGCCCCGGGATCAGGTACTCCCACCACTGTCCTCTTGCCATCTTCTCACTGTCTCCTTTCGTTTTCGCATTCCTCTAAACAGAGCTCCCCCTTCGGGGGAGCTGCAAGCAACTGCACCGCAGGTGCATTGCGCGCTGAGAGGGTCATTCCACCTTCAGCCCCATGGCCACCAGCTTGTCCCGCATGGTGTCGCTGAAGTTCGTCTCGTCCAGGTTCTGCATCATGTATATCATCTGGTCCCGCAGCTGCATCAGGTAGTTGTTGATGCTCCGCCTGTCCTCCGGGGCCATGTTGTCACTCAGTTTCGGCATGGCGATCTCGCCAAGCCTCGTAATATCTGCCATATAAAATCTCCTTCCCCTAAGCAGGGCTATCTCTTCGGCTCCCCTCCGGCCACCCGGTTGCCCCGGCTCTCTGCCATGCTGAACGCAATGCTCCGCACCGCGATCTGCCCGGTGCCCTTGATCCGCAGCCGCATGGTGTCGTGCCGCTCTGGCACAAATGGCAGGTTGACCCGGGTGTATTTGTTCAGAACGGCTGCCTGGCCCAGCGTCTCCCAGGCCCCGCCCTCATAGCTGGCCTGCAGCTCCACAACGCTGTACGTCAGGGCATCCACTCGCAGAAACACCCGGTTGATGTACTTGTCCGCCGGGATGTTCAAGCCAATGTCTCCGCTCACAGCTTCAAAGGACACCTTCTGTTCCAAATTCGCCTTTGCCGTGTCGGTGTCCCGGTCGGCCTCCCGTTCCGGTTCGGTGGCCCACAGGTTTACGCCGTCCCACTGGTAGAGCTGCCGCCCCGTGGAGCACATTGCCCAGCCGGAAGCATTCTCTTCCGCCGCCGTGTCCTCCTCGTGCCAGAGCCGTCGTTCGGTGTCGTAGACCAGCAGCCGGGTCTCGTTCCGGCCCGGCACCCGCAGATGCAGGTAATACCGGGTGTCCAGCACACCGCCCACCGCCCCGCGCACGTTCATCAGCCAGGTGTTGTCCAGTCCGCCGCTGATCTTCACCGGCAGGCTGCCGTCCCAGGCCATCACGCCGTCAGGGGAAAGGTAGTACAGCACCTCTGCCAGCACGCACATGCTCTTGCTGGCCTGCTTGGCCACGCCCCGGCACTGCACGCTCACCAGCTGATAGTCCGCCGGGCGGCTGCCGTAGAGCTTGTGCAGGCAGTTCTCCTTGAAGAACAGCACATAGCCCATGCAGGTGGCCGCACCGGTAAAGGGGCCGTCACTGCCCACGTTCACGGCGTAACTGTCCGAAGCAATGCCCCGGTAGCTGTACCAGTTTGTGGGGTCGCCCAGCTTGCAGCTGTAGATCACGTTCTCCTCGCTGTTGCAGCCCCATACCCGGTTAGCGTTCTCGGTCACATATTCCAGCCGGGGCACCCGCCGCCGTGCGGTAATGGTGGTGCCGCCTGCTGTGGCGCTCTCGCTGCCGTTCATGCTCTTCCAGGTGGTACCGCCTGCCGTCACGGTAAAGCTGCCGTAATAGCGTGCGCTCTCGGTCTTTGGGCTGCCGGTCAGCACAATGCTGTCCCCGTCCATCTGCTCAATGGTCACCTCGCCGTTCACACCCTCGGCCAGATACTCTTCCACCAGCCCGGGCACCTGCTCCACCGTGATGGTATCCCCCTTCTTGAAGCCCGCAGCGGCCAGCCCGGGCAGGGTCATCTTCACGCTGTTCAAAAGGATCTCCGCCCACTTGCCGCTCTTGGCATCGTACTGTTCCAGCACGTTCACATAGGCCCACTTGCTGGAAGAGGAGTTCTGTTTCAGAAACAGCGTCCCGTCCGCCGGGCCGGAAGGTTCCGTGGTGCCCACGCTGCTCACGGTGTAGGTCTTGCCGCCCGCGTCGCAGGGGGCAATTGTCACCGTGCCGGTCTGGCTCCATGCAGCGCTCAGGGCTTCCAGCTTTCCGGTGGCCGTGTCAAAGCTCTTGGCATCCGGCCAGATCAGGATCTTCGTGCCCATGCCGATCATAATTTTCTCGCTGTCCGTCACGGCATTTTCCAGCACGATCTCCCCGCCCGCAGCCGCTGTGGCCACGTCGTCCTCGCTGTCCTCGGTGTAGCGCAGGGTAGTGCCCTCGCACAGCAGCAGGCCGTTCAGGTGATACATCCCGTTGCAGCGGCCCATGGCCCGCATGGTGCGCCGGGGTGTCCGGGTCTGCAGTGCGGGGTATCCCCGGCTGGAAAAGTTCTTCATCTCGGTAAATTCTTCCGAGGAGCATGCATAGCTTTCATTCAGGCCGCCAAAGGCCGTCTGGATGCTCTTCCCCGTCGAGATGCTGTATAAACTCGGCAGTGCCATCTCAGTACCTCCACTTCGTGGCCATCCTGGGCAGGTAGGTGTGCCTGCACCAGGCTGCAAATTCCTGCTGGTTCTCGTTGGCCAGCTGCATCTCGTTGGCATAGCGGTCGGTCTCGCCCAGGGCCACGTCCATCTGGGCCGCCAGATAGTGGGCATAGTAGCTGTCGTAGGGCTCCGGCAGCAGCAGCTCCGCGTCCTGCCGCAAAAGTTCCTGCTCCCGGTCGTATAAGATGTCCGCACCCACGGCATCAAAATCGGTGGTGTCGCTCTTGTCCACCACGCTCTTTCTCAACCCCGCATCCGCCTGCCGCAGCCATAAGATCTTCAGCTCGCGGTCAAACCCGTTGTTGGGCCGCAGCTTGTCAGCGGTTTCGATTGCTTTTCCTACTGTCACGCTTATCCCATCCTTTCACATCTGCAACCCGGGTTGCGGCTCCCAGCGTCCACTTCGCACAAAGCTTTGTGCTCGTGCTCTGCTGGCCGCGGCCCCAACAACTCCTCCCTGTTTCCGCCACTGGCGGCGGTCGTCGTCGTTGCAATTGCCTTTCCTACTGTCATAAAAGACCTCCAAACAAATAACCCCCGGCACAGCGTGTGCCGCCGGGCCGGGGGGATACATCTAAGCAGGGCTCCCCCTTCGGGGGAGCTGTAAGCAGCTCCGGCCATGCCGGACTGCGCACTGAGAGGGTTAAAATTACGCCTTATTCGCCAGCTCT